ACACTACTTCCTGTACTCACTGCTTTTGATCCAACACTCTTTGCAGTATCAACAGCTTTTGATCCAACACTCTTTGCAGTATCAACAGCTTTTGATCCAACACTCTTTAGAGCATTGGTAGTTTTTGATAACAGACTGGGTGGCTTAGTAGGCACCCTTGTTGGTTTTACGGTATTTGGTTTTACGGTATTTGGTTTTGGTGTGTTACCAACTCTAGGGCTAGTGGTTCTTCCACCCCCTCCACCTTTACTGAATCTGCCTGGTATTATAGCACCCATTCCACCGCCACCGCTGGTGTCGATGTCGCCAATACTTCTAGTAATATCTTCAAGTAGCCCAATCATAGTATCACCTTGTGCTGATGTGATACCTACAACTTTAGCGACCTCTTTTTTCTTTACTTCTTCTTTCTTTCTTAGCTGATCAAACTCTGGATCTTTATCTTCTTTCTTATCTGCTTTAACTTCAACAGGGGGTGCAGTAAACTCTTCCTCTGCAATGTTTCGCAGTGTTTTTACGTCTTCTGCTAATGGTTCTAACGCCTCAGCAGCGATACCTGCATTTTCTACTTTTGCAGCACCGCCGAATAGACTACTGCCACCAGAACTTGAGGCTTTTGATTTTCCAGCTGTTTTTTGATCTTTGCCGAATTGTTTTACGCGGTCTCGTTCTTCATCGCTACTGAATGTCTCACCGAGGAAGCTATCAGCCCCAAACATGTTCGCAGCACTGAACGCACCGCCCATGATGTTACCGAAGCCTTTAGTTTCTTTGTTTACACCCAAACTTTCTTTTACGCGCCCACCTAAAGCAGACGCGGCTTTATCTAAAAAACTCTTCTTGTTCTGTTTATCTTCCGCCATTACCTTTTAGCCTTTTCTGCTTTTTTCTTTAGATGTTCGATTAACATAGCGATGTAAACTTGCCTCTCCCAAGGCAACCAATTTTCAATTTCACTTAAGGAATATTTATGTTCCTGCATTAGTAGAAAATTGGTCTTAAAATAATTCTCTAACGTATCATGGGAGAGGTTTAGACGAAAAAATCCTGGTACCCATTGAAGTTGATGTAGTTTGCTTTACCACACTTTACGCAATCAAATTCTATTGCGTGTTCTAATATAGGCATGGTTTCAAAAAATTTGCGTAGCTTTACAAACTGGTCAAGTGTTAGTTGCTCTACCCATTCTAGCCTTTCAGTTTCAGATGATTCAAACGCATTGTATTTTTCATCTCCATCGTAAATGACGTTGACGCAATTACCTGCAATTTTGTACACTGTTTGTGCGTCACCGGTATCTAGCAATTCGCTAATTTCAAACGGATCGGGATACTTCATTTCAACAAATATTGTATCGCTCAATTGCACCATTGTGCTATGACCTTCAGTCTCTGAAACTTCAAGTGTAGCTAAGTCGAGTGATTGTGCATTTTGTGCTTCACAGGAACCACAAGCTAATACAAGATCGATTACACTAGATATTGATTGTGACCTAATATCTAAGAATATTTTTTGCAGCGCAAACAACGGCAACTTCTCACCATCAATCTCACCAAATGAACAATTCGTGACAATTTGCTGTGTTGCTCTTATCATGTCTCGTTGTTCACCAGACTCATTTGCTAAGACAAGAAGTTTTTCTTCTTTTACTAAGAACGGTCTGAACTTCTTAGTCTCTTTAGTATGAGGTATTTTAATCTCATATGTAGGTGCATCAATGCTAGGTAATGCCATAATATTCTCCATTAATTAAGCGTATTGTTCTATAGATAAATTTGAAAAACTTCTAACATCGTCGGTGATAGGGCCTTTAGGCGGTATGTTATTAGTACTTGGATCGCCAACCGCAGATTCTAGTGGGTTCCCGGGGTTGACATCTGCTGTACCTAAAGCAACCCATTTCTTATATGCGATTGATATTGACACTCGCATTGGTGCTTCGTTGCCTTGTGAAAAATTGCCAAGTGATATATTTCTAGGGATGCAGTCTACTAACTGCCAACCACGTACTCTAGTATCTTTTCTGTTCAAGCTAAATATGTTGATTGTACCCGCGCACAAGTCAAAGAATGTTGCTTCTCTAGATACAGGATTTACAGTAGCCGCCATCCAGTTTTCAAAATATGATCTCACATCCCAATTTGTGTCGCAGAAAAATGTGAATGTTGCGTTGTCACCGAAGAACTCCATTCCATGCGCTCTAGGTTCTGTTATGTTTCCAATTTTTACCGGAGCGTATGGAATAATCAATCCAGGGACTGATGCATCTTCACATAGTATGTTTACATCTTTACTATCGATTGCACCGGGTGATAATATTTCTACTTCAAATCGGTTGCTTCTTGCAAGATCACCTGTTCTTATTTTACTTACAAAGTCATTTAAAGTTGCCATTAAATTGCTTTCCTTGACCTGTTGAATACAGTCTGTTTGCTTGCTCCCTCAAATTGCTCTACGGGAAGTGCGGCTGCTGTGCTCCAATCTTGTGGGTTTATCTTTAGTAATCTTGATCTTATTTGCGAATACAAGTATCGTTTTATAGTTGGCTGAACTGCTGGAAATCTTGATGCTGATTTTAATAGATTCCAGCTAAGTTGGAATACAGTATCTTGATTTATACTGCGGGTGTTCTTTGTTCGTTTCAATTGCTCAAGCAATTCAAATCTAAGACTATAAGGTAAATAGTGCAGATTCAGTCCATAGAATCCTCCTTTCGCATCTTCAAAAGGAAGAACGAGAGGGAACGTATCGTAATACGGCAGCTTGGCTTTTGTTTTAGGGTCATACAGATATAAGTACATACTACCAACTTCAGGACGAGCATCTCGCTCTCCTAGGTTAGATCGCATGACGCCCGCTGGGCTGCCAAATGTATTTGGTAATGATTGCACCTGTTTTCGGTACCAATCAACAGATCGGATCTGATTTTGATCGTTTGCTCGTATGTCGTTTAAAGTAGCCATGTGACTATTTATACGATATGCCAAGTTCCTTTTCGGTGATTATCTTAAATTCCCAGCCTCGATCTATGCAGAATTCTTTAGCACTCTCCCACTTTGCTAAGTTCACACCCCATTGTTTAACTTCAGTTATGAATCGCTTTGTTCTTCTTTTAGGTATCTTAGGTTCTTGCGTGAATCTAAATGGCTTGACTTCTATTAGATATGTCGTATCTCGTATCTTGAGGACAAAATCTGGGTAGTATCTATGCACTCTATTATCTAGTGGCGATCTGTAGGGTATCACAATCTCTTCAGAGCCCCATGCAAGCACATCATCGTTCTTGTCGCACCAATTCATGAATTTTAGCTCATATCCAGAGCGATAAATAATATTAGTTGGATTCCCTTTATACTTGTGGACATTTTTCGGTTTAAAGCGTCCTTGATGAATCTGTTTGTTATATGGCATATAAATAGTACAAATTAGATAACGTACAGGTATTTATCACATGGCTTCACTCACCAGAGACGCACTGTCCGGGCAACCTAATAGAAGGGTCGAAATTGGCGACACGCCAGGACAAAATAGCACTATTCTTCCTAAGAGTGATAGCTCTGTCAGCACTGTTATAGACGATGAACAAGCAGCCTCTAATCAAGCAACGGTAATAAAAAATACTGTTGCAAGAGACCGACAAGATGCTACGGAAACAATAGATAAAGCAAGAGGCGCAGGTCAGTCTGCGGGCGGTTTGCAAATGCTTCGGTATCCTGCTAATATAGGGCAAGATAATATAGAGCAGCCACATAATGTTACTTTTAGCATTAAAGTAAGAGAAAGTTCTTCTGCTGGTAAAGCGTTTGTTAAAAATAATAAAGATGTTGAATATGATAATAATAGCAACAATCGACTGACTAATGAAGAAGGTAAAAATCTAATAACATTAGGCGCCGGTGTTGCTGGTGCTGTCGTAGGAAATAGACTAGCAAAAGCAGCAACTGGTGGTGGTAATAATTCAGTAGTTAAAGGCGCCCTTGGCCTGGCAGGAGCTGGCGGGGGCTTTGCAGCAGGGCAAGCATTAGGAAGGGCAGCTGGTGATGCGCTCTCTCCTAATCGAGTTGTCAAAACAAACACAACAATTACACTTCATATTCCTACTTCACCATCAGTCAAGTACGGTGCTCAATGGCAAGAAGCTGATATTGGTGCATTAACAGGCATATTGGCTAGAAGTGGTGGTGATTTAGGTTCTCTATTAGACACTGCAATGACCGGTGAAGCAGCCGAGTTCATGGGTAGAACACTTGCAGGATTGTCAGACATCCCAAAAGCTCTTGGTGCTGACGTAAACGTTTCCGGTGCATTGCAAGCAGCTTCTGGTAAGGTGCCTAATCCGAATAAAGAGCAATTGTTTAAGTCTATGAATTTTAGGCAGTTTGCATTTGATTATAAATTTGCACCAAGAAACGCGGTTGAAAATGACGCGGTGCACGAAATCATAAAAGAATTCAAAAAGAATATGCATTCAGAAAGATCAACTGAAGGATTCTTTTTAATCTACCCATCAGAATTTGATATTGAATTTAATTACAATGGTGCCAGAAATATATGGTTACATAGAATAAAATCTTGTGCATTGGTAGATTTGAGTATAGTATATGGCAGCGGAGGGACCTTTACAACGATTGCAGGGACTGGCGGTGCACCATCAGAAGTTACTATGCAGATGGTATTCAAAGAATTGGAAGTATTAAACAAAGACGCAGCAGAGCAAGGATTCTAATCAGATGTTTTTCAATTATTTTCCCAGAATGTTATACCCATTCGATCCAAAGAAAGAGGTCGTAACTGATATATTCAGAAGAGTGGTACCTCGAGATAAATTCATTGTGAATGAAATGTTTCTTGACCGGTACACGCTTAGATCCGGCGAAAGACCCGAGGACATCGCATACCAATTATATAAAGATCCTGAGTATCACTGGGTAATTCTACTGATCAACAATATAATAGATCCTTATAATGAGTGGTACTTTACTCCTGAGCAATTGCTGACAATGGTATCAAAGCGTTATGGTGCAGGCAATGAAAATGAGATACATCATTATGCACTAGCAGCTAGACCGTTGATATGCAGTGATTACAATCCTGCACAGATAGCAAGTGGTGAGTTGATTCCAGTTTCGCATTTGGAACATGAAGAATTCGAGAATGAAGCAAGACAGGAAATTCTGCTGTTACGTCCTGTACATCTGAATGATTTTGTACAAG